CACCGACACCACTCATGGCTGTCTCTGCTTTTGAAGCCGAGGATGAAAGAATATCTACACCGTTGGCAGCGTAGATAATGTTTTCTCGTAGGCGTGAAGTGTGCTGTTGCATTTGCGTAAAGGCTTCTGGGGTGGCAGCTTGATTTAACTCCGCCTTGAGCGCCTTAGCTTCACTTCTTAAACGCGTAACTTCCTCACGCAAAGCTGACGTCTCACGTAACAACGAAGAAAAGCTCTGGGAAGAATTTCCCAGAGCTTCCCTCAATGTTGTTCCAAGAGAACGTGCTAAGCTTGTTGCTTCAGAAATACCTTCAGCAAATGAGCGGATGTCCAGATTTAGACTGGCTTGTAAAGTACCTACTTCAGCTGACATCTGTTCATCCCTCCTTAAAAATTATTACATTATTTTATCAATATAAGTTTCCGGTTGTCTTGCAATTGCCTGTTTTGCTTTTGCTTTTGTTCTCTTATACTCAGGCGATTGCGACGCGGATTTCTTCTTGTCTGCCCCGTTCAAACGTGCATGCACTTTACACAAGGCGTTAAACTTTCTTGGTGATGTTTTCCAAAAAAGCCGGGGAGACATTTGAAGAATTACTGTTCCGACGTAGTAGTAGAGAGCCCAATCCCAGTGGAGATTGGGTTTTGGGAGTTTGGGTCAGGTTCTTCTCCCGCTGCAGCTAACGCGTGTTGTGTAATCGGTACAACCGAAGCCACTGGTTGATTGTCAGGGCCTACAGCTTCTTTTGGCAATGAACCATTAATAGCCGCGGTAAGGTCACCAATTACTTTTTTCATATTGGTTGTGTCCAACCAGCTGCCCACTTGATAAGGGGTAATGTTATACCTGATAGGCTCACCAGTAGTCTCATCAAGTACAGCTTCATCCCAAATTAGGCCAAGCCAAAGGATCTTTCGAATATCTGCCATAGAGCCTTTTGACAAGGCTTCATTAGCTTTATCCATATCCCCATAAAGGCGTTCCATTTCGGCGAAAGCGTTTAAATCAAATTTAATATAACGATTTTTGCCGCCAAACTCACCTATAAAATATGCGCCAGCATCCGGACGCATATCTTCTAGGGTGGGATTAATGTTAGTCTGTTGTGCCATATTACGTTCCTCCTAATTAAAAAATTCTCTTTAGCTAACCGCTAAAGTAAGTGTTACAGTGGTCGCCGCAGCTGCCACAAGATCACGATCCATTAATAATGTCAGGTCACCTGGGGCGGTTCCTGTAGCACCATTAATGATTGTCTGGAGAGCCGATTTGGTGTAAACTACATTGTTAGCCAATGTAATTACCAGGTCGTCATCAGTCCAAACAGCGGTCTCTTCGCCCGAAACAACCGACGCACTACCACTAATTTGGATAGTAGCGCCAGCCAAAGAAGCAGCGGCGGAAATGGTTATTTTGGCACTACCATAAGTTTTGGTGTCATAGGCACCCGCGATTGTCATCGGACTCATGAACCAGGTGGAGATGTAAGACGGATCAAATCCAGGCGCATCTTCATCAGCAGTTCTTTCCCACTCATCGTCATTATCTCTCTTTACGAAAGCTCCTGTGATGGTAGGTGTAGCAAATTCAATCGAATCTCCCTTAGTGGAATAATCCTCTTCGGGAATCGAGAATTTACCTTTGTTAAGCCATATATAACGGTAAGCACCGTTGGACTTAAGTGTACGGAAGCCAATTGCCAACCACGGAGGAGTATCTCCACCTTTGCGTTTTAAGATACCTCCGACATATTCGTGGCCAAGCCAAACAGCTTGAACATCCAACGGAATATCGGCAAGGTTAAGCTCCAAAGTAATTTCACCCATAGTGGCTGCGGTGTCGCCGGGACCGTCATCATAAAACAACGTTGCGGTCGACGGGTTAGGATTGATATTCGCCGTAATGGCGCCGATTACTTTAACCGGTGTTTGATATGACGGCGATCCGGTTATCGGATCTTCTATCAACAACGCATAATGAACGTCTCTAAGACCAATTGTTGCCATAGTATTCACTCCTTAAAAAATGTTTGTTTTTACGGGAAAAGATAAACCCCAAATATGACGTCCTCGCTCATCAATCTGAATCTTTATGGGGCCTTCTTGACAATCAAAAATGACCCAAGTTGATGAATCCAAATAATGGATGTTGCCATCTTCTTGTGAGATATCCGACTGTCTTAAGATGAACAAATAAAGCTTTTGCAAGTCCTCAAAAGCCTGTTTTTGTGATTTTGCACGTACAATTACTTGCACATACTTAACACCCACATTTTTAGCTTTTAAAGATGCATGCCTCGTAAAGTAATTGCGAAAAACAAATACGTGGTCGGGGTCATCTTTTGCATCGGGTAAGTCAAATAAATAAGATTTCTCCCTATTCGTATCTGTCGCCTTCACCTCAGGTGGAGCTACATTGTGTAAGGCAAAGTAGGCAATTAACAATTGTAAAAACTTGTCCATATAGCTCCTCCTATCCTTGAATTGCTTGACTTAACAAACGTAAGGCTTCCTCACGAAAGTCTTCATCTGAAGCCAAAAGAGTTCTTTCAAGCCATTTGTACGCTTCAGGATGCAATTTACTATGCATCTCATGTCGCGCTATGGCGTAAGACGATGTAGGTCTGCCTTTATGCCCTATAGTATCATCACCATAACTAATCACACCAGTTGGATTATCCGGTGTACCTACACTCGAAGTTTTACCACTGTCTTTAAGCGCTCCAGTCATAACCGGCACTAGCTCTTGTGCCTGCTGGAAAACTTTTTCAGTGGTGTTATCCACCGCCTGTTTTGCTGCTCCACGTACTAATTCTGCTTTTCTTTGTAAGTTACCTATGATATGACTAACACTTTTTTGATCTATCACCAATTCCACTTTCATGGTAAATACAACACTCCAATCAGTGTTCTACTGCGTCGCCCACGGTATTCTTGTCGCTTAATAATACGTGCTTTATCACTGTCTAAACAACTCACCCTATAAGAGGTCTTGATTGAAGACACTACATCCAAGGGTAAATATATTTGACGTGTGGACACCTCCTTTTCTCCTAAGTCATTTGTAATAACGATTATTTCGTCATATACATAACCGTGAATATTAATTGGTGTACTTTCTGCACGATCACCTGCGCTATCTTTGCTTTCCGTAGGATATACAGTAATTGGTGTTGTGAACATTAAATCGATTATTCGATTATTCATGTCCAGGACCTTCAGTGCTCATCATATCGTAATGAAATACAGGATCTGTAGTGGGAGATTCAGCAACTGGCGAATTTATTCTCGCAGCTTGAGCTTGTAGCCGCATATACATATTTTGATATGCATTAAGTCGATTACTTTGGGATTCGGAATAAGGACCAATTTTAAAATCCACAATGCCGGATAAAAGAGAAATTATTGAAGCACATCCTTGCACACTTGCCTGTAGTACATCGCCACCAGCTTGTGTTAAAAGGAATTCAATTTCCTCATCTTGTAGAAGGCCATCAGCTTCAACAGTATCTCCTAGCTTAAAACGTACTTGGTCCTTTTTAGATGTGCTTAAGCAATTAGGATTATATGTCCAAGCCATTTTAGCCCTCCTTTCTAGGACCTACGTGTTCTCGTAGGCGCACCAGTAGATTTAGACAATGGGCGTTCCGGCTTAGACCCCGTAGGAGCCTTATTGCTTATCGCAGTAACAGGCTTGGCCTTAGGAGGTTGAGATACCTCTGTAGTTACTTTAACCTCGTTGATTTCCGCGTTCTTTTTCTCGGCTTCTTCATCCTCAGAAGTGGGTTCCTCTGTTTTATCCTCGGAACCCACTTCATCAGAAGTAGGAGGCGTAGATTCGATTGCATTGTCTGGGGTTATAGTTTCTTCAACAGGCGGCTCAATATCTCCTGTAGGAGTATCTTCTGCCGCTTTGGGGGGCATCGGTGTATCAAGCAAGGCATCAGGTACTTCTACAAGGCCGACCCTGCTAGGATAAATTAAACGGAAGCGATCGTGATGATTGAATTCTTCAGGAAGAAGTTCACCTGCACGATATACACGCCCTTTATATTTTACCCATAAACGGACTACCTTATAGCGCTGAGCCATTCATTACACCCCCTGAACGACGTTTTCGATGAATACACCCATATCCGGTGCAATAACTTTCATATCGTAGCAGCATTCAGCTTCGATACGCTCTGTGCCGATACCAAGTAGCGGCGCAGGAATTCTATTGATTCTACCACCCCAAGCGGCTGTACCCATCAGACCCGTCCAGGTGAAGGTATAACCAGCAGTCGCGGTCCTCAAACGAGGCGTATTGGTGGTGTAGCAAAGCAATGCATTATTACCAAGAATATACTGCATGTTTGCGTTTTGACCCTTCTTAGCCACGTTCTGAATAGCATTGGCTACAAGGATTCTTTCAACGTCGAACAGCTCAGCGATAAGATCCTTTGTAACAACACCCTTCTGAGAATAACGAATACGATCAAGGATATCGGGGTGATTTTTCAGTGCATTATACACTCGACGGCCGATTACCAAAGTATTAGGCTGTTTGCCGGTAACTTCGGCAATCTTGGAAGAATAGTCGCTGATATTCTTAATAGGATCGGATGAGTTATAGTCATCCCAATAGACAACTTTGCCTGAGGCGGCAGCGGAAGCACCTTCGACGTCAGTGCCCCAAACACCCGGAACGAAGAATTTACGTGCCCAGTTGTTTTCTTTATTGAGAAGCAATTTCTCTGTAACAAACGCTGTAGCATCCTCGTCAGGAGACAGGGGATCGTCAGAATTGGCACGCTCTTCATCATAAACATCTTTATGGAAGGCATACCTTTCAGCGTAGTACAGATCAGTACTGACTTCATAGTCGCCGCCAACAGATTCGGTACCCATAGCACGCTTTTCAGCGTCATCACGGAACCAATCCTCTTTGTTGTATTTGAAAAACTTATCCGACTGCTTAGATACAGGAACCATCGGGAAAACCTGACCAGCTATAAAGGAGCTGGCATCCTGAACATATTTAACACTGAGGTTCGTCAAAACCTTGTCAATATGCACTGATTGTTTGCTAGGCATAATCGTTTACCTCCTTGAATTGTTGTTTTAAATTTTTGTAGGTGACTTAAATGAAGAACAGCTGTACGACAAAAATAGGAAGATTTGCCGTAGTTCCATTGGTGACTGACAAAGTGATAACGTCATCAGTTTCAACTGTAGTGCTTGCACCCAAAGTCAGATCATCAGCAACACCTGCTGCAGGGAAAGCATTCGTAGCATCATACGTCTTGCTTGCCAGGACAGTGTTGCCAACCTTAACTTCAAAAACTGAAGTGTTGGAATCATCAACGCCAACAGCAGCACCAGTGGAAATAACTTTAGCAGCCACGAGGTTGCCATTAAAAGCCGCAACGCCAACTGGTGCGTTAGCAATATCATCGCCAGCATCAAGATCCGCCGAAGTATAACTAAGAATTACACTATTGGTGGAAGGATTGCCGACGGTCTTCAACATAACGGAAATAATGTCGCCTTCTGCGGAAGCAGCATTCAGTGCTACGCCAAAAGGAATTACACCTTCAGTAGCTACAACACCAACACCGTTAGCACCGCAAGCTACGGAAGCACCAGCAGCAATTACTCCACCGGCTTTCACAAAAGAAACACCGTCGATAAGTACGGCAGCTGCTTTACCTGCCGGAGTAGGATCTTGAAGAATTCCTACAGGAATGTCACCTGCGCCGCAAACGGTAAACTGCTCATCAACATTGGTTTTCTTAACAGCGATATAGCGGTTTGTATATTCAGCATCGGCAATAAGGGAAATCGTTTTGCCTCTATTTTCGTAAGACATAATATATCCTCCTTAAGATTATTTTTTGTTTTTTGGATTATACTTCTTCACGATATCGTTGATACAATTCAGGATACTCATTTGCAACCTGACGAAGTGCGGTATTGTAATCCATGTCCTTGTTCTCTGCTCTTAAAGCAGAGACTTTGGCATTGATTTCATCCAGAGCGTTCTGCGCCGCCGGTATGCCCTGATCAGAACCTGTAGGTACGAAACCTGCCTTCATTGCCTCATTGGCAATTTTCAGTAAGTTCTCAATCTGAGTAAAGTTCTTCTCATCTGTGACGGAAAGTTGATGCAACGCATGCATCTGTTCATCCTGAATAGGTAGTGCATCATACATACTCATCTTGGCCTTGAAAGCGTTAAACGCTTCCAGAGCCTGCGCTTCGGCTAACTTAGCCTCGGCATCAGCCGCCTGTTGACGTGCCTTTAGCACTATGGCCCGTGCCTCTTCCGGCAACGCATTTAAAATAGCCTCTTCGGGATCTTCTGCCGGGGCAGCTGTCTGTGCAGCTTCGAGGGTCGAGATGCGAGTATTAAGAATACCCTTTTCTGTATCCCACTCAGTCTGTTTTGCAGCGACTGCATTCTCAATCATCGTTTGGATATGATTATCAAATAGCGTCTTCTGCTCGGGTGGCATTGCATTTAAAATTTCTTCGAAACTCATAACGTGGTTACCTCCTTGTTTGTTTTGGATTATTGAAAGCTTCTCTTTTAACTTATCACCTGATAAGTTATTGCAGAATGTGAAGGCGCCGACAGTCATCGCCTTTTCGTTTGTAAAGTTGAATGTAACACCGTTGACGATAACACCGTCTTCAATATTCTCAACCGTCAAACCTTCGTCTTCTACAATTTTATCGACAAAGCCCAAAGACAGAGCTTCATCAGCTGTTAGCCAGGACTCTTCATCCATTAGAGCGGCTAACTTATCCTCAGGCAAACCGGTCTTTTCCTGATAGATATTAATGATTGTGGTCTTGACTTTTTGAAGAACTTCGACGCCCTTCTCAAGGTCTTTCACTTCACCTTCTACGCGTGTAGCAGGATTGTGAATCATAATCAACGCGGAACGTGACATGTGAACCACATCAGCACCCATAGCCAGTCCAACAGCTGCTGAAGCGCCAAGACCATCAATATAGGAATGGACTTCTGCCGCGTGAGCCTTCAACTGGTTGTTAATTGCAGCCGCAGCAAAAACGTCGCCTCCAGGACTATTGATATAAACGTTTATGCGTTTAGCTTCAGGGTACTTTCTCAGATCCTTCACAAACTGGGAAGTTACTACGTCCGTATCAGAACCAAACAACCAATGCGATGAAGATGTAATTCGGCCATAAACGTACATATTCAACACGCCAGGGCGTGAAGCATCGGAGGCCAAGTTCCAAAAGGATTGAAATTTACTCACCATTTTCACCTCCCTTCTGTGTAGGATCTGCTAGACTAGATTGTCCAGTTTGGTTACTCCTTGCGATTCTATCCTCTCGCCCTTCATCATCATCTTTGATCTCTGGGAGATCCGCCATACGACGAAGGTGATTCTCAAGATCCACATCAGGGAATAACGGCATCTTAGAACCAGACAATGCCTTAATATAATCACCCAACTCTTTCAAGTCAGGAGCAACCACGGAACCGCATTTTATTTTAGGTAGAGCAGTTACATTAAAAGTATTCAATGCGAATAACCTGGGAATAGCATAACGATTAAAGATATCGCATACCGATGCTAATTGTGCATCCAGCGCAGCGGAAAGCATACTCTGTTTGACTTTTGCCAAAGCAAAAGAACCAACTTTGTCTGCTCCTAACATAACAATGTCAGCTAACATTGTTATTGCAATACGTTGATCATAGCGATTAATAATCGCACTGGTATCAAACTGACGATTGCTGCTGGAACTTAATAACTCTAATTTCCATCCGTCAGGAAGAACCACACCCTCATTACGATCACGTCGGATACTTGTAACAAGCTTTAATGCGGCATTCTTCGTTTCTACTGCCTTCGGGTTATCTTTATCAAAGATATCAACTCCCGGAGGGGCTGTTGTTACAGGTAAACCAGCCAGGTCGCGCTCTATGCCTATACCCTCTATCTCTTCAATGTGTTTCTTGAAGTACCAAGGGCGGTAGGCTCCCCGAAGGAAGGATTTTCCTTCAGGATTACCACGATTAGCTGTGGTCCTAAACAACAAAGACTTCTGAATGGGGATAAATTTAATCCCTTCAGAAGTGTACTGATTCATTCCTTGTAATCCGCCTTCACTATCAAACTTCCATGAATGCATGGACGTCTGTGCTCGGCCTGCAATTTTACGCCAGCCTATGCGGCCGTCATTAAATCGACTATTGTTATGTGGGTTGCGACTCGGTCCCATTCTACGTTTATACACAATTTCATGATAAGAAAAACCATATTCAAAAAATGATGTACAATCGTCAATAAAATCTGACCACGTTGCACTCATATCATCCATACACTCTTTTAAAAATGCTGCAGCTTCTAAATCAGCTTTTGTTTGTGAAGCAGATACTACATCCCAAGTAACATTTCTAATCAATTGACGTGAGCAATGGAGGATTGCCGTTATAACAGGGTCATTACTGCTCATTTCCAAATACACATCGCCGGCTTTGGGCCAGCGTAGTTTAGGAACAAACTCTTCATAAATACCGCCGCCAGTTTCTTTTAAGCCAGTAACGCCTATTTCCTGAAAAGCCGGAGCATCAATACGCTTAGGTGGTTTATTTTCATTAACTATTGACTGTTCAGCCATTAATATCCTCCTCTCTACGTCATTCTATTAAAATCTTGTGTGAAATATCCTGCTGCAAGTTCAAATTCATCAGCCCATACACTTGCTTGATTGTCGGGCTTCATAATTGTAATAGGTTCACCATAAGAAGGCATTGTGTCTAAAATACTAAAAGCGCCGGAACCGGCATCAACTATGTCATCATGAATGCCGCCGGGAAATGACTCAGCTTCATCAAAGAACGCTTGAATATTTCTACAGCCTATTAAATATTTAATTTGACCACGTTCTGCTGCAGCCGAAAACGGATTCGCTCTTGCGGTCTTCGTACCAGTAGAGTGATTTTCGTCATAATTATAGCCCCTCAACAGATTTCTCTTTTTGGTATCAATAACACTTATACCTGAAGAACCAGGTTCACGTTCTTCACGAATAATGGTATTATATCCATCCGCCATTGCTGTATCCTTCTGTAATTTCTCTGTGTCAGCTGGCCGCATTCTCACACGAATAATGTCTTCAATGTAATATGTATCTTGCCAGCGACTCATTAAGAAGCCTACCGTGTAGTCAGGTTCATGGGATTTATTACGCTTCTTGGCCTTTTCTTCATCTGTTGCTGCCATATCCCAGAAGCGAACGCGTTTACGATTGGGTGGAAGTGTATCCACAGGTTGAAACCAATCACGTTTAAACATATTACCTTTACGAACAATTTCCCAGTTACCGTCTCTAAGACGAGAACGTGTAACAGGATCAAGTTCTTCCAGTGATTGTTCATACTCTTCTTTATCCAGGTAAGGGTTATCGTCAAGACCCGCCGGGATAAATATACGTCCCTTTGAGGGACCCTCATCGATGAAACGCTGTTTCACCCAAATTCCACTATCATCATCCGGCGGATTACTTGCGCCCCTAACACGAAGGGGTACATTCATGTCTTTCAGCTTACGAAGACGGGAGAACATATATTGATAACTGTCTTTGTCAATATGTGTCAACTCGTCGAATCCAATATATTGATACTCACCACCCTGATAGTTGTACTTATCGTTTGCATTCTCAAGGTAGCCAAACTGTAAAATCGAAATTGTCTCTTTATGGGGCCCATAACGTTCGAAAAATTCGAACTTCTTATCTTTTTCATTCCAACGAACGTCTTCGAATTTAAAAAGCCATTCTTTTGCGCGGTCGATGAGGGCCCCAGGTTTGGTTAAATCGGCATACGTCTTACGGAAGA